AAATAAGTTGTAGTATCGGTTTTTCTGGTATCTAAGGCAGATTTTTTATTACCAAATTCGGTTTTCAAACCAACGTCTTTTTGTTCATACCATTGATTATTTTCGTCACGATTTCTACCAATATCTGCAATTTTACCTGCTTTTTCTTGGAGCATTCCACCAGCATTGGCAATACCAGTATTTTCGGTATTATTTTGGGCAGTATCATAAAAAGACGAACCCAAAGTACCAGAGGCACGAGCGCGCATTCTGTTGCGAGTCATGGCACTATCAATAGCCCTTTGGTTTGAACCTAAAGATTGAGAATAAGTTGTCCCAACTCCCGAAGTTGTTTGGTCAAGTTGGTCATTCATTCTACCCTGGTTTTCACGGTTACCCTGAATTAAACCACCCTTGCCATCAATTCCCTCATAAGTGTTAATAACACCCGATAATTCGTCAGCAATGGATTTAAGAGAACTTTCTCTTTTGTTTTTGGATAAGCCAAATAAACCAATATTGTTGGTTGGGTCAGAGTCAGTAGTGTTTCCATAATAAAGGTCATTGGCACTACCCTTCAAATAATCACGAGTCTTGTCAGCCTCCCCCATCTGGTAACGAATTTCGTCCATAAGACTGGATAATCTGTCTTTCGCGGCTTTGACACGAGCATTATAAAGGTCGGTTTCACTTTGACCTAAATCTGTCCCAGGGTTAGTGGGTGAATTGTTTACGGTTGTTTTGTTATTGTTATTAGTTGTTGTGGTTTTAAGGCTTCCATCGGGATTTCTAATTCCACGGTTGATTTCAGATTGGTACTTAGCACTACCCAAAATACCCTGTGTTTCCATGTTAGTTTGTTCAACGGTTTTACCAGGATTGCTGGTATTCATCGTTGGTTCGGCGGCTATTGCTTCGGAAATCTTAAATTCCGGTAAGTGCCACTGTGTGCCTATATAATCAAGGTTGTTTCCGATATTGGAACGCGCTTGTTTTACTGTTGATTTGATTGTGTCTAACCATCCCATGACTTTATGTTAAGGTAACTGTAAATAAATAGGGTAAAAATTTCTATATTAAATTATAAAGGAGTGAAGCTCCACCCATTCCTCCACCAAATTGTATGTAGGCAACCGTTCTATGCTCTGGTTGATTGTCCACAGTGCCACAGTCGATATTTGCATTAGAATAAGTAGCCTGGACTGATTGGACATTTATTACCGCGTGTGTGTGTTGATAATGAGAATACGACAAACCGTCTGACCACGTCAAACCAGCTCCTCCACTAGCAGATGATGACCCAGAATGCGTGTGTCCTTGGGATGTATGAGTGTGAGAAACAGTTGTGTGTGAATGGGTATTAGAACCACCTTCGTCACCAATTTGGGCTAAACTATCGGCACATTTTATAAATTTATCTCTTAAATCCAAAGTATTATTGTTGCCATCGCAAAGTTTCCATCCACCAGGAATCGAAGCTACTGACCCAAGCCAGAGACCAATCAATCCTTTTGGCATTGCTCCTGTTTTATTTTGAATGATACCTACTTTTTTATAAGCAGGTTCAACAGTATCAGAACTTCCAGCCGTAGTATTCGTATAATTGTCAACAGTTACCGTAGAATTATTTAGTGTTACAGGATGTGTGTGTCCATTCAAAGACCCTTGGTTAGTTCCTCCTCCAGATTTCACCCTATCTGCACTATCATTGGCATTAGAAGTTCCCGTATGAGAATGAGCGTTTGCGGTGTGTGTGTGTGTTAGAGAGTGATTATGGTTATTAGTTCCACCACCAATACCAGAGTCTTCGGAAGTTGTTCCTCCACGTAAATATCTACCTCTTAAATCTGGGGTCGAATTGTCTCCGTCACAATAAACATATCCTGGTGGAAGCGTGTCCCCATTGAAAAAAGCACTTATACCAGCAACCATAGCTTTAGGGCTGGTCGATGGTTTTATAAAAATAGCTTTATAATTCAGGGGTTCGTTTCCAGCTAAAGCCCAAGTAACAGCATTTTCTTGTAAATCTCCCCCAGAAGTTGTTGATGATGTTCCTTGGTGTGTATGCGGAACTATTACAGAAGATGGATCGTGGAAAAAGTGGTTTTCTGGACTAGAGTCAGCAGAAAGAGAAAACGTATGAGTATGCCCATTCATTGTATGGGTGTGTGAAGTGCTTGTATGGGAATGTGTTAAAGCCCCCCCAGTATTATTGGGAGCAACTGTTCCCCAGGCTTTAGGATATTTGTCGTCAAGAGACGTTTCCCGAACCCACCCTGTTGGGATAGAAGCGTTAGTTCCAAGCCAAATTAAAATAACTCCAACAGGAACTGCCAACTAGCCCTCCTTTTCAATAACGGTTGCTAATCGGTAAAATTTCTTTTTGATAATCCTTTTAGCTCTTTTTTCGGCGTTGTCATAAGAAGTGTCAATGAGTTGGAGTTCAGTATAATCGGTTAAGTGACCATCAGGGCTTTCGCCATTGTGGGCTTGGATAATAAAAACTAGATATGTTTCCATACTATAAATTTTGAGATACCACGTATCCTAAGTACGCACCAGCTCCCGTGCATTTAATAATAAAGCTGTCAATTTTGTTAGCTGTAGCTGTCAAAATTGGTGCAACACCATCTGCCCACTTGATTCCAGACCACCAGGTGACGGTGCGTGAACCAGTGGCATCTTGAATTAGGTCTATGGCAATGTATTGACCAACACCCAAGTTAGATACCACCAAAGTTCGATCCCCTCCTAGGGTAACTTGATGATTTTTGCCAGCAGAACGGTCAAAAGTGACAGTCGCACCATCAGTATCAGTCACCAAACCACCATCGGCATACTGAATTAACTGAAAATTAGTACCGTCATAAATAACATAAACAATCTGTCCAGCCATAATATCGCCGTCACCGAGGTTTATATTTCCAGCTTTTTTGATAGTAACTGCTCCCAGGGAATTGACATTAAGTGTACACGCCCCAGTATTGGCGGTATTTGCCTTAAAAGCAATCATCATTCCCGCAACATAAGCCGAGGGAGGAACATCAAGAGAAATGGCATAGGTGTCGTTTGAACCACCGTCAATCCCGTAAATAATTGGGGTTAAAGTTTCGGGAGTTGACACTACATTTTCAACCTGATTGATAAATTCCTCATTATTCAAACAAGTGATAGCTGTTTGGGCATCAATATTGCCCGAATATCCGCGAATTCTTGCTACACCAGTCAACGTACCCAGGGATTTACCCGTTACCGAAAAAGTCGTTTCCTTGTCTGTGCCAAAGCCAACAGTAACGATAGTGGGGACATTGGTTGGAGTTTCCGCCACCGAAAGAGTTGTCTGTCCTGCGGTATAACCTGCGGAGAGATTGGAATTATATTTTTCGTTAGCCTTGTAAAACACCTTTTACCTCCATAAATGACAATAACTGGTCGAGGTTATTGCGCCTTTTGCCATAAATTTTATGAAATTCATTGTGAATTTTCTCGGTCATAGTAATTCCATTATCAGTCAAATACCGTAAATTAGGGTAGTAAGAAAATGAATATATGTGGTGAACTACCAGTTTTCCACCCGTTTTACCAGTGAGACAACAGGAGTAGCCATCTCTTTCAAAACAATCTTTTCTAAATTTGGCATATTTATTGTTGTTTCTGGCAAGTTCGGCTTCATAGTATTCTTTAGAACGATTGCCCTTGTTCCAAGGTGTTTTGCCAAGTAAACTATTGTGGGCTTTTTCGAGTCTCTTGCGTTTTTGTTTGGCGGATAATTTAGACCAGTATTTTTTCATTACAACCGAAACTTTTGAGGATATTTTAAGCCGAGAAGTACGACATTTTTCTCTAATTTTGGGGGTTCTTTCGTATCTTCCCCTCCCATCAATTTTTGCCTTATAAAACATAACTTAGTTTAATTGAATTTTAGGAATAAAGGGTAATAAAATTAAATACCAGTGATTGACCCTGGAAACCTTGTACGTCTATAAAATTTTAGATAATTTACAGTAGCATTTAAAACAACAGTAAAAGTTCCGTTTGTTGTAAAAGTGTGCACAGTGTATAAACCGTCAGTTGTTTTTGTCCCACCAGTACACGTGCCAAAATCAGCCGTTAAATATCTAATAATTACGACTCCTTGGTATCCATTCCCTCCATAATAAGTAGTCCCACTATTAGCACCAGCTCCTCCTCCACCAGAACCATAAGTTGTAGCATTAGCTCCACTATTTGTTTTTCCACCAGCACCTCCTCCTCCTGTTCCTCCAGCACCAGCACCTCCTCCAGCTTCTTGTTTTCCACCTCCACCTCCAGCAGAATACCAAGTAGAAGTCCCAGAAATAGAAGATTGGATACCAGCTCCTCCAGCCCCACCATCGTTACCAGCATTAGAGCCAGCACTTCCAGCTCCTCCTCCTCCACCTCCAGCAGGTCCACTAGAACTTGCACCGTTTCCGCCGTTGTTTTTATAGCTTACTCCACCCATATCTGTTTGTGTAGCTGTTCCTCCAACTCCTGGTTGCCCTCCACCAGCTCCAGAACCAGAACCTCCATTTTGACCTCCACCCCAACAACCACCTCCACCTCCACCATAACAAGTTATATTATCAAAAGATGAGTTTCCACCAGCGTTTCCATCAGTGTTAGCACCAGGGGAAGCTCCGCTTCCACCAGCACCCACAACAATAGAATAGTCCCCAGGGTTTACATTGTGAGTAGCGTCATAGACTACTCCACCAGCACCTCCACCCCCAGAAGCGTTATAAACTAGAGAACCTCCACCCCCTCCTCCAGCCACAACTAATACGGCTATTGTAGGCATACTAATTTTTTAATGTTTTAATAATATCGTCCAAATCTTTTACAGCTTCTTCTAAACATTCTTTAAAAGGTCGTATTTCAGAACTATTATCTATTCTTAGTACAAACTTTAATTCAACATTTTTTTTTGTATAAGAAAATTCTTTTCTATTGATTATATTTTTAATTAAATCTTTTGACATTTTAATCTGTTATTGAATTTATAAATCCACTTATACTAATAACATTCGCTGTTCCAGCAAAAGCCTTAACTGTTGCCCCATTTTGAAGAATTAAACCAGGAACTAAAAGTTGAAGTCCAGACTTTGAAGCTAAAGTACAAATTATATTACTTTCAGCGTTTGCGTCTCCAAACTCTATCGTCAAAACAACCGCAGAAGTATGATTATTTTCAGCATATAACCAAATTTCATCGAAAGTTCCAGCAGTTGTTCCTGCCACTGCTGTGTGGATAGTCGTTCCATCCGAAGATGTTTGAACCACTTTAATTGGTTTTCCATCTGTTGAACCTGATAATTTTCTTTTTACTGCGGTAGCCATAATTTATTGTAATTTATTAACTAAAAACTTGGGTAATTAAAAAATCTCCAGAACCTGCTTTCACCCATTGAGTATCATTATCTGCATTTGTTTTTTTTGCTAAAACATAACCAGCAGTTCCACCAGCAGGTACTCCTAAACCGTCTACTCCATCTACTCCATCTGCTCCATCTAAACCTGGTTCTCCTTGAATACCCTGGATACCTTGAATGCCCTGTATTCCTTGGATACCTTGGTCTCCCTGGTCTCCCTTATCACCTTTGTCACCTTTGACTCCTTGAATACCTTGAATACCCTGGTCTCCTTGGTCTCCTTTTTCCCCTTGAACACCTTGAATACCCTGGATACCTTGTTCCCCTTGGATTCCCTGTTCACCCTGTATTCCTTGTTCACCCTTTTCTACCAATAGATACCAATAATCTGTATCTGTAGGCAAATTTCCAGTTGTTATACCCTTAGAAACATAAGCTGAACCATTATATGTAACTAAGTCATCATAAACGTATTGAGTTTCGGCATTATATTCACCTTTTATATTTAATCCAGTATATTCAGCATATTGATTGATAAAATCCTCATTATTAAGAATGGTAAGTGGAGTCATCCCATCGTGGTCACCTGCATACCCGCGAAGATAAACACATCCAGTTAAAGAAGATAGAGTTTTACCCGTAACTTTGTAAACAGCTTCAAATTCCGTCCCTACCGCCAAAGTAATAATAGTTGGTACATGGTCGGGGACTAAAGACACATAAAAAGTGGGGTCACCAAAAATATGCCCTTGGGATAAAGTTGCATCGTATTTATCGTTGGCGTAATATTTAGGCACTTTTCCCCTCCCACTTTTCTAAGAATTCAAAAAATTGTTCAGCCGTATTGTGTTTTTTCCCATATATTCTATGGAATTCATCATGTATTTTTTTACTTAAAGTTACTCCATTCGAAACTTCAAACCTAAGTTCTGGATAATCTGTAAAACTATATAAATGATGAGCATTTAAGTTCCCACCCTTTTTTCCGCTAACTTGACAGGTAAATTTATCTCTGATAAAAACTTCTAGTCTAAACTTTGTATACTCAGAAGTATTTCTTGCGATTTCAGATTCATAATATTTTTTACTTCTTTTACCCTTATTCCAAGGAATTCTCCCTTTCAATCTTTTACTCATTTTTTCTCTTGATTTCTTACTCCAATGTATGTTTCTTTTTCTTCCACGTAAAGGAGATGGCTTACCTCTTTTCATTTCAGCAAGTTTTTCTAAATGTTTTTTTCTGTTAAATTTTTCTTTCTTCATTAGGCATAGTCAACTGGTAACTCCATGTTTGATGGTAATGGCAGTGACGAGTCAGCATACTCAATGTAAATACCCATAAGTTGTATGGTATCCTCTGTCCCGTCATTGACAAACTGGGCTTGGAGAGAAAATAAGTCCTTGTTTCCCAAATCTTTATAACGAACATTGATACCCGATACTTCATCACCAAAATCGCCAGATGTTTCGCCAAAAGCAATTGTTCCCCATTGGTCAACTCCAAACCCTTGTGTCCCAGTATTGGAAGCATATAAAGCCAGTCGAGGTTCTGGTTGATACCCGTTTTCAATTAAAGTAATTCGTGTTGCTCCGCCTTTAACATTACCAAAAACAAAATAGACCTTGGAATAGGTTTTATAAGCATAAGGAATGCCTTGGTCGAATTGCTTTGTCGCCACCCGCCAAACGATAGCACTACCATCATCATTTAAGCCTTCCCAGGCTTCGTATACCTCACCCGTGGCGTGAGTTGAGAAGAATAACCGTTCTTTGTTGTCAGCATCAATAAACTTGACGAATTGTTTGGGTTTCATACCTACCCATTCAGCCCAAGCTACAAATCGTTCATTAAAGACCAAGCAGGAAGTATTACCTTCCCCGTTTGCTCCTCTAGGAATGCCCCAAATGGATAAACCCTTATAAAAGACTCCGCAAATATCGGACTCATCAGAAGTGGTGATAGAACCGACAATCTTATCAGCCTTGGCGGATAAGACCTTAGTACGGATAACATCGGCAAAGTTGGCTTCTTGCCCCAAAGACATTGCACCTTCTGCGCCCCAATATCTTAAATTGTTACCCGCAGGATGAATAGAGTCGTGAGACACCGCACCAGAGGCTAAGTTAATGTCCTTAAAAACACCACCAGTTTCGGTAAACTTGAATGCTCCAATTTTGTTACGCTTAAAGACATAAAGCATTTCCTGAAAGACAGAGACACCCGTAATTGAGTCGCCATCATCTTTGCGCCAAGGAAAATAACCACCACCATCAGCAATAGAAAAAGAGTCAAATTTATCGCCACCAGCCGAAAAAACAATCATGTGGTCACCTAATTCAGTGGTAACTCCGCAGATTGTATTATTGTAGATAGTGGCTAACTTAAAGTGGAAACCCCCCGTAGTATTAGCGGAAGGGACACCGTAAGTTGGGTCAATATCCCCGGCCTTATCATCAAAAGTAGTTTCATTGGCGTTAATTGAAGTTAAAAAGAGTTCGTCCCCAGAAGATAAAGAACGGAAAATACCAGTAAATTTCGCACCCGCAGGGGCGGTTGGCAAAGACAATCTAATATAAGTGGTCGTGTCCAAAGAGGGTGGCATATTTGCCAGCGAGACTTCGGCAGAACCCAAAGTTGACCCGACTTCGGTAAACCAGGCAATTTTATAATAGTAAGTGGAATAACCTGTTCCCGTTCCCTGTTTGGCTAAAGTTGGGGCAGAACCAGGATTAGAAATAGCCGTGAAGGTTTGAAAGGTTGTCCCATCCCATCTCACCATATCATCGGTAGCATTGAGAAAATAGACATAACCATAACCCTGTAAAATTGAAGTTTTGGTAGAAAAAGTTGGCGCACCCGATACATTGACCCAAATATCAGAAGCAAAAACGTAACGCTGTAAAGTTCCTTGGGAAGTAATGCGAAGTAAATAATCCTGACCATCGACATTGTAAACCCCCGCCAAACAATAATTGGTCGTTGACCCAACCTCGGCATCACCCCGCTTAACTGTCCCTGGGCGTTTTTCCAAGACTCCGTTTTGGGTATACATCACATTTTGGGCTTCGGCAAGTTCATCGTTTCTTATAACCGAAGGGTGTCCAATTTGAGACAAACCCCGCGAAAAGGTTTTTGACCCATCAATTTTAGTTTTAGGGTCACTTCGTTTTGCAGGATAAATCCGCGCCATTAGTAACCTCCCCGACCCCGATTAGTATGGTAGTAACTTCTTTCGTTGTAATGGAAGTTGGCGGGTTTTGACCAACTCATCAATTCTTGGGGAGTAGGTAGGTTTTCCAAATTTAAGTTTTCCTTAAAACGGTTTTCAAATTCAATACGACAATCGTCTTGACTTCCTGGCTGACGGGCTTTTCTAAAGTGTTCCTTTAATGCCCCAAACATAATCATGTCACCATCCAAATATAAAACATCGGCTTCGGAGGTAGGTTTTGGTGGATTGAAAAAGTACCACATAGTGGCACTTCCTGCGGTATCAGGGATAAATCCCGCAAACCACAAAATCCAATTACCAGTAGTTTTGTCCTTAGTTACCATCAATCTTTGACCTGATTGGTTATTAGGTTGCATCCAATCTTCTGTACCTACATTAAAAACATAAATACCATTGCGCTTGTGGAAATTTGCAGGAAGGGAAATATACTCATCACCCGCATTCCAGGTAATAGTAACCTTGGTTAAAAGAGAAGCCCAAAAACCGCGCTTGGCACAATCTTCTTGGGCAGACTGTATCCAGCGTATCCAATTGGTATAATCGGATGAATTTGAAGCGGGGACTGCCCCACCAGCATAGGGGGACATGGCTTGCATACATTCACCCATGGTAGTAATGGTAGCACGTACATCAGTTGACATACCTAATGTTAGAGGAAGACGGGTAAAACAGGGTAAAGAAACGGTTTCGCCTAATCATAAAACCACAATAACATAAAAAGCCCCCCGAAGGGGGCTTGTTCTAGTTATTAAGAGTAAAAGACCTTTTTAGAGTTCGTAAGGCATTCTAGTTAATTCACTAGCATAAGTGTACTTGGCAGAAGCAGGTTGGTCATGAACTGATGCGTCTTCTTGGACGACCACTTCGCGATTTCCCCAGGCTTGTTTACCAATTACGTAGATTTCTCTACCGCTTGCTGTTGTAGACATAAGTTGTTAAGTTTTGGTTTTGCCAGGGGCAGTTTCCGACCCCTGGCGGTTAATTAACTATTAAAGTCCGAGATTGTACAAGTAAGCATGAACTTTCGGGGTAGCCACTTTTTCAGTGTATTCACCCAAGATTTGCCATTTATAGCTATCGCCATTCTTAGCAAGTTCTTCTGTGAACCAACCTCTTTTACGCATAGGTTTGAAACCGATTGCGCTTTCGTCTACCAAGAAGATGACATCATCCAAAGCACCAGTTCTTTCACGAAGCTGGACGATTTCGATTTCACCTAATTGAGAGAGGTACTTTTGAGGTAGGGCAGTACCACGAGTAGTATCTTTCTTACGTTCCTCGTTTATGATAGCCGAGCTACAACCTTTCAATTTACGCATGGCTTTGTAGCCAATGTACATTGTTGGTTTTTCGCCGTTTTTGTCAGCGATTTTTTCGATAGCATCGTCTATTTTGGCGATAACATTAGCTTCTGTTGACCAGGTGCTAGAACCGCCGAAGTCTATGGCATTTTCAGGTGCATAGGTGTCAATGAAGAATTTAAGACCACCCATGGTGTATCGTTTTTCTTCGTTGTCTTTATTGCGGATACCTAAAAGCAGAGTTGTTTGCAAGACTTCCATTAACTCTTTTTGTTTTCTTTCAATCAATTGGGACTGATTTTCGTCACCATGAATGAGAGAAGTGCGTTGAGTACCAGTTAAAGATACAACATCTTCAAAAATTTGAGTGTAGTTGTAAAGGTCATCAGTACCGATTATGACCATTTCATCAGCATCTTTACCCTGTGGGGAAGCGACACCGACACGTTTAACTGTGTTACCGAGAACCAGAGCTTCGGCTGTTCCTGCCCAGTGTTTAACTGTCAAGAGAGTACCGCCAGAAACGGCTGTAACGATAACTTGTTCGCCACTTGGTTTTTGGAGAACATCGTCTACATTGAAGACACCAGGAGTGTCAACATAGAAAGATGTGGCATCAGAAGCGACTGTGGCAGAGGCTACTTTAGCTTTGGTAGGACGTAAATCTCTTTCAATCCATTCGTACTTGTGAGATTTTACTTCCGCCTTGAAAACATCCGAACTCCATCTCTTTAACAGAGGGAATTGCCAGTCAGGATATTTTGTCACCATATCTTCAATGTTGATATGAAGATTGGCATCTGTTTGGGACAAAGTTGATTGTTGTCCGTAGATTGTGTTAGGCATAATTTTTTAATTTAATTTTTTTTAAGATTAAGTAATGTTTACTTATCTGCGAGCCTTAGCACCTTGCGCAATGCGCGAAGCGATAATGCTACTTGCCGACATTTTTGAAGTATCAGGTTCAGATGTGGTTTTTACGCCATTTTGCTTAATTGCCCCAAGTCGTTTATCAATGACTGTGGTTTGGGCTTTTTGGCTACCACTGGCTTCACCCCGTTTACTGGTTTTAGCAATGGTTTCAGCAAGCCTGAAAAGACTTACCTTGCCACGATAACTTTGTGATTTCTCATCAAAGTCCAGTTCGTTGTAAATATCTGCGAGGGCTTTATCCAATTCCGCATCATAGAGCGGATTTGGTGTACCATCAGCATTTAATTCCCTAAACATCGGGTATTTGGATTGTACTTGTTCAATCTGGGACGAAATAAAAGTTTTTGTCCTTTCGATTTCACGTTCCTGGGCGGTTTGTTTTAATTGCCCATCCAATTGTGATTGTTTTTGTTCAACCAATTTGATTAACGACCCCGCAAACTTTTGCAAGTCTTCGGTTGTCTCAATCTTGGAGGGGTCTAAAAATAGTTCCTCACCTTTATCCTGTTGTTGCTGTCCGCCATTGGCTTTAGTTTCCAATTCGGCAATGTAATCCATGGCTTGCTTCAATTTCCTTTCGGCATTGGCGCGAAGCTGGTTGGCTTGGGATAAGGGGTCGTTGGCTAATTTAGTCCCTTTATCGGTTGTTTGGGTTTGCTGTTGGTCTTGACCTTGATTTTGGTCTTGGTCATCCCCTTCCTGATTGTTAATTTGCTGGTCTTGACCTTCGTCAACACCTTGTTCGGTTTCGTTACCTTCAACGGTGGTATCATCGTTTTCGGTTTCAAACTCGAAACTGCCTTCTTCTAATTCGGGCATCTGTTCTCCTTTGTTTTTTCTTGACTATTACGTTGTTGATAACGGAGTGCGACAACTCCGAAGTCTCTTATAGTGCAAAGAAAAGAACTATAAAAATAAGTAATCAATTTCATGATGACATACGCCAAAAAAAACAGGGTAACGAAAAAGATGGGGCAAATTGGCACTTATCTCCGCATAATCACCGCAAAAGAGACTTAAAATAGGAATTTTCCTGTATTTCTATCAAAAACCTGACCATCAACCAACTTATGTTTTATCGGATTAAGAATTTTGTGCATCGGACAATTGTGGCATCTGACATGGTATTTATGAATGTCAATAACTTCCCATTGGTGAAATCCTTGGGCGCAAGAAAACTGTTGCTCCTGGGGACGGGTGTACATTACCTGAACTTCAACCTTTTTTGGGATATGAATTTGCTTGGCAGTTTTACGGGTTAAATCAACCTGATAGGCGGGAATATCCACCGTTTCGGTTTCCGTCATCCATACCCCTAGTTCCTTATCAAAAGTATCGCTCACCCTTCCTCCTTATCAGTAACCGTCAAAAATCCCTTTGATTGTTCTTCCATATACTGGGCGGGACGATTTTTAATGGTATCCAAATAAGCCAAAAACTCGTTAATAAGTTTATATTTCCCTGATATTTCCAACAATTGTTCTTCTTTAGTTGTCTTAAAAGAACGGGTAACGTCACCATTGACGACACTTTCAACCACTTCTTTAACTCCGTTTTTAGCAATCAAATCTAAAATATAAGACTTGTTGTCAGTAAAAAAATCAAGTAAAAAACGAAACCTGGGTTCGGTCATGAACTCTTTGACGGTTTCCGCCTGTTCTTTAACCAAAGACCATTCTTCGGGAGTAATTTCCCGCTTTTTAATTTTTGACTTAATGTAGTCGCTAATTTTACTCATAAGTAAGTATATACCTATTGTTGAGGAATAGTGACGGGTTGTTGTTGCCCATCAGCCACTCCACGTTGTACCATGGAGGCTTCCATATCTTGGGGGTTCATGGGTAATGCCCCATTTTGCCCAATTCCTGGCATTCCTGCTTCCATTTGTTGCATAGTAGCAATCTGTTTTTTGGCTTGTAACCATTTAGTTAATTCGTCAACATAGGCAACATAACCTTGAAGCATGGTGTCATCCATTTCGTCTTGGTGGGAGAGCATATAGACCTGGACAATTTGACGGACTTTTTCAAAGTCAATCATGAAGTCAACTTCGGGCATGACTCCCTTATTTAAGGCTTCAATGGCTTCCGAGGCTTGTTCTTGTGGGTCAATAATAATATCGTCAATACCTTCAATTTCTGGGAAGGATTGGACTAAGGCTTTCCAAATTGGACGTTTATCAATTACCACCTGGTTTTCCTTATCAGCCGTAGCTTTAAGGTTCATTAAGGCACTTTGTCTGACCTGGGGTGAAGTTTTGGTTACCGTATCGGGGTTACAATAAACTTCAAAATTAGCGGTAACTTCTTCTGGTTTGGCTTTAATAAATTCAACTCCACGAGAACCTGTGATTTTGAATTCCTGTTCTTCGGTAATGTACTGGGCATTAAGTTCCAAAAAGTGTTCACCGACCTTAGTCAAAAGTTGTGCCGAAAAAATCGACATTAACAAATTAAGGGGCATATCCATATTGGCATCAATAACTCGTGCGCCACCCGCCGTTTTGTTAATACCACCATCATCACCAACACCCGAAGTGTACAAAGACCCCATAGACGAGGCTTTTTCAAAGGTAGTTGATAAATGTTGGCGCATACCCAAGGCAGTATTGGAAGTATCAGCCGTAGTGACCTGTCTAACTTGATTGACATCACCCGCAACTCTGACAATACCATCGGGTCTATTTGAAAATTGCCAATCAGGAGTTTGGGCGGCGGCATCGCCAGCAATCCACATTGGATTACCCGCTTTTCGTCCATTAGTAAGGTATTGGTTTAAGACCGAGGACATGGCAATTGCCAAATCAGCCAAAGGCTGTACCATTCCCATTGAGAAAAAGGCGTTATCTTCGGGAAATGGTGACCAGGAAATAATGTTGTAGTGACCGTGCCAATAAGGATTACTGCGGTCATTGTTCATTACCCAGTCGTCTTTATCTTCAAGAGTGTAGTAAACTTCGCCATCAATTGTTTGCATCTTCAACATATTGACATATTGGGAACGCAAAAAAGTTTCAGCTTTAGCAAAGTTCTTGAAGTCGTCACCATCTTCGGGCAAGGCTTCGCCATAAGGGAGTTTTTTACTGAAATATCCACCCTTTTTTAATTTTTCCACATATTCTTTATTCCAAACATCAGCCCGTTCGTTATCATCCAACATATCGCCAAAACGCATACTCACCCGTTGAATAAGGTAAGGTTGTTTTTGAATATCAGGTTCGTTTCGGTTGGGGATAAACATATCCTCAAAGC